TTATTGGAGTTAAATCGCTGACACCGTAATGTCAAATTATAAATGCTAACGAAAGTTACGCTTTAGCAGCATAATAACTGCTTGGGGTTTGCCTGTACCTCGCAACAGAAACAGGCATATATAAAGATATGATGAACCAGGCGACACCGATCAAAATTTCTCAAACATATTACAGAATACCTAGCGTATTAGCTGGGTGGGCCCCTATTGTGGTTACGCTAGCGTGTAACCACACTAGAAACCAAGCTAGACAAATTAACAAGTTTATGATATAATGAATCTATGAATAGCAAAGAATTTAGTTTAAAGATAGAATCAGTAGTAAAAGAAAAAAGAGTATCTTATATGGATGCTATTATTGAGTATTGTAAATTAAATGACATTGATGTAGGAACGGTTAAGACTATGGTTAATAAAACATTAAAAGAAAAAATAAAAAACGAAGCAGTTAATTTAAGAATGCTAAAAGAAAAGAAAGGTGGCATATTACCTGTATGAACGGATTGGAAATGCTATATCACATATTGTTTGTTGAATGGGACAAAGGTTTATGGGGTATAATAGGTCTAGGAGTTACCGTTGCAATTTTAAGTATCATATATGATATTGGCTGCGAGATAAACGAGCAATAAGAGGAAATAATTATGAGTGAAGAATGTAAAATACCAGAACATACTTTTAGATGTAGATTTCAACATAAACATATATTCGTATGGAAAGATATAACAACAGATATGATGTTCAAAGATAAGAAAGTAGTAATGTTTGGATTACCAGGTGCATTTACACCTACTTGTTCATCACAACAATTACCACAATACGAGGCACAATACGAAAGATTTAAAGAACTAGGTGTAGATGATGTATATTGTATATCAGTAAACGATGGATTTGTAATGGACGCTTGGGGTGGTAGTATGGATCCTAAAATAACAAAAGTATTTTTATGTCCTGATGGCGATGGTTCATTTACAGAAAAAATGGGTATGTTAGTTGATAAACCTGCTAATAAATTTGGTAAAAGAAGTTGGAGATATTCTGCTTATGTTGAGAATGGTGTAGTAACTAAAATGTTTATTGAACCAGGTAAGAATGACAAAAGCGAAGATGAAGATCCGCACGATATATCATCAGCAGACAAAATGCTAAAATATCTAAAGGGCAATAAGTAATCAATGTATGGAGGGTTTGATGTTTTTAGAGTCTATATGGCAGTTAAATTACATTTTACTACCAATTATGATTATTTTGAGTATGATGGTAAAGTAAACATTAAACTAGATACATTTACAAAACGAAATGATAGATATTTTTTTCATAAACTCAGCACAAAATATGGACAGGATGAAATACTTGATTTCTTTGTTGCGAACTTCATTGAAAAAGATAAAAACTGGATTGGTAACTTATTAGAAAATGATGGACGAGAAACTTACCTCAATTATAGAAAAGTTAAAGACAATTTTAAATTTCATTTTAGAAACGATTTTGTTAACATTGTTAATGACTTTAATACTAAGCGGATTTCTTTTGATGATGGTTTCGTTTGCAATAGCGGACAACATCCACGACTTTTACGCTTACTTATTCAAAGGAGAGCGTCTTTCCAAACCTTCGTTGTGCTTGACCAAGTGTTATCGTTTATCAAAAATTGGAATGTACAAATTAAAGAGAGGATTGTGTGGCCTAAAATCGCACATAAGGTTTCCAAATTGAAACCTTTTATAAAATATAATGAAACAGAATGTAAATTAATTATGAAAGAGGTAATTAAAAATGCTTGATAAGAAACTAGCAGAATCAATTGATAAATTTATAGTAGGCACAGACAATAAACCTAAAATAGAGTTTATATCTTTAATATCAGGTGTAGATAAGACAATGCCTATAATAGAGGCGTCTAAACATAAACCATCTTGGATTAAGAAAGCGGCTGCAGATTTTAAATCGCAAGGTTCTATCGCTCAACAATTTAGAGGCGGTCAACAAATGTATGATAATCCTGATATGCAAAAATTTAGTCCTTATGATACAAAACATACATCAAAATGTCCTGCTTTACAACTTTACCATAATACAGGTTATATTTTAAGAACACATACAGATATTAAACTAGATGTTAGTCCTGATGGTGAGTTTTTTCAATCATCAACACCTGGTGGTAACCAAGAAAGTAGACCACTTATAACAACACATATGGAACAATCATTTTATCCTTTTTTTGAAAACTGGCCAAAAGGCACAATGAAAAAAGTATTGAAGTTTGATTTACCTTGGGTAGCAAGAATACCTAAAGGATATAAGATGTTGCAAATGCACCCAATGTATTCAGATGAAAATAGATTTACTACCTTGTCAGGTGTATTAGAACCACATTTAGGACAAGCAGCTGTAGGTACGATACCTTTCTTTTGCCACTTTACTGGCATAGAAACAATTAAGGCAGGAACACCTGTTGCTCAATTTGTATTGATACCAGATAAAGATAATGAAATGAAAGTAATTGATTTTGAAGATGATCCAAAATATAAAAAAGAAAGATCAATGAGCTATTTACAATTAACAGAATCATTTAATAGAAACTATGGCAAAATGAGAGAGTTTTGGAAGAAATATGGCTGGTAGAGTATTTTGTATTGGTAATGGTGAGAGTCGAAAAGGATTTGATTTAGAAAAATTAAGACCACACGGTAAAATATATGGGTGTAATGCCTTGTATAGAGATTTTACTCCAGATGTTATCACAGCAGTTGATATGGGTATAATGCACGAAGTATATAATTCTGGTTATGCACAAAATAACAAATGTGTGTTTAGAGATTGGAGTACAATGCCTGGAGAAATGTACGAACAATTATTATATGCAGGACAAAGCTATTCAGACCAAGATTACGATTTAATTAAAAAAGAAAATGTAATTAACTCTAATGAAAGAGGTGACCGTAAAGAGTTTGTATTACACGGTTCTAATTTAGCAGGTGTAGTAGAGATATTAAAAAAGAATAAGACTAGAGAAGAAAAGAAAGTCAATCATACATCTATCAATGTCAGTTGGGTTACAAGTGATGATAAGGCCAGATCAGTAAACGACCATATGATAAACAATGAAGGCAATACTAAAGATAGAGGTTGGGCTGCAGGTCCTACTTCAGGTTGGTTTGCAGTACACGATAATAAACCTGAAGAAGTATTTTTATTAGGACACGATTTGGAGAGTTTTAATGACAATCTAAACAACCTATACAAAGACACCAAACATTATGGTTTAAAAGAGGCACACAAGACACCTAGTGTCAATTGGATTAATCAATGGTTAGAACTTATTAGAGAGAACGGAAACATCACTTTCTACAAGGTAAATCCAAACGGAGGCGATGGTTCTGACCCAATTAGTACAATACCTGAAGCCTGGTCTAAAGAGAAGAATATTAAATATATTGACTATACCACGCTTGACAATATGCTCAAATAATGTTATAATGAAATTATGTTAGACGGAATAATATATAGTATTTTAAATTGGGTTGATACCACATCAGCAAAGGTTAGAAAATATATGATTGAGAAGTCATTACCTAATCCTTGTAAATCTGCTAGTGAATGGCGAAAAGATTATGATAAGTGGAAGAAAAACCAGCATAAATAATAATACATTCCGATTAAACAGGAATATACAAATACAACGAATATAATTAATAAGGAGAATATAATTATGGATTTTGAAACATTAAAATCATCATCAAGTAACTTTGATAAACTTACAAAGGCACTTGAAAAGAACCTCACACCAGAGGATCAATCAAACAAAAACAAATACCAAGACGACAGATTTTGGAAACCAGAGTTAGATAAAACTGGAAACGGTTATGCCGTTATCAGATTTTTACCTGCTGTGTCAGGCGAAGACTTGCCTTGGCAAAGAGTATGGTCTCACGCTTTCCAAGGACCAGGTGGTTGGTATATTGAAAACTCATTAACAACATTAAATCAAAAAGATCCTGTGTCTGAAGAAAACACAAGACTTTGGAATACAGGTGTTGATAGTGATAAAGAAATTGCTAGAAAGAGAAAAAGAAAGTTATCTTACTACTCAAATATTCTAGTGGTATCTGACCCTAAACATCCAGAGAACGAAGGTAAAGTGTTCTTATACAAATTTGGTAAAAAGATATTTGATAAGATTACTGAAGCAATGCAACCTGCTTTTGAAGACGAGGCTGCTATTAATCCTTTTGACTTTTGGAAAGGTGCAAACTTTAAATTAAAAATCAGAAAAGTTGATGGTTATTGGAACTATGACAAATCTGAATTTGAAAGCGTATCAGCACTTGCTGGTAATGATGAGGAGATCAAAAAGACTTGGTCAAGTCAACACGCTTTAAAACCGTTTTTAGCGGCTGATAATTTTAAAACTTATGAGGAACTCAAAGAGAAACTTCATAGGGTGTTGTCGGGTGCTAGAAAAACTGAAACCGTTGCTGTTGCAGACCTCCCGCCTACAACTAATGGTTCAGCAAAAAGTATGAATGAAAGTCCAGCTGCTAGTGATGATGACGATACAATGTCATACTTTAGTAAATTAGCTGAGGACGAGTAATACTCTCTCTCTTGGTACATACTTTAAGGGCGCTTTAGGTAACTAAAGTGCCCTTTTTCAAGCATAAATATAGCGTATGCCTAGTATATTAGATCCATTAGTAGATAAACAAGGTGGTGCAAGAAAAGGCGCTGCTTGGTACAGAAATGCTGTGTCTTCAATAGCAGATAGAGTTACTGCTAGAAGACTAATGAGTCAAGGTAAATTGCTTGGTAGACCAAGTATTGGTCGTTTAAATATGTTCTTTTATGACCCTAAATATAAGAAGACATTGCCTTATTATGATACATTTCCTCTAGTATTACCTGTTGAGAGAATACCAGGTGGATTTGCAGGGATTAACTTTCATTATTTAAGACCTGGTGCTAGATTTACTTTGTTAGAAAGATTACAAAGATTTTCTACAAGAGGTAGAGAGATAACAAGGCAAAATAGGTTTGATGTCAGTTATGATAGAGTAAAAGGAATACCATTGATTAAAAATACAATAAAGAAATATTTGTGGGCTCACGTGAGATCAAGTTTTTTAAGAATTGATTATGACAAGGCAGCGTTGTCAGTTTATTTACCAGTTGCACAATTTAAGAAAGGGAGACCATACTAATGGCGATATTAAGAGGCGGAAAAAGAATTGGTGGAATGGATGTTCGTATCGGTATTCCACGAGATAGATCGCTAGATGATGTAGCAGGAGATAAAAGATTACAAAGACGAATGGGTCTTAATCCTGAAACTACAATGGGTCGTTTTCAATCTTATGTAAATGAGGCAGAAGGTTTTGCTAGAAAAGCAAGATACTATGCTGAGTTTCAATTACCTAAAGGTGTATCAGGTCCATTATTTTCAGAAGGTTTTGAAGATACATCAATGGCTGCAGTAGAGAAACAATCTTTCCCTTCACAATCAGATTTACTTGCCGTACAACAGGCAAATGGCAGACGAGTTAGAGCATTTTGTTCTTCAATTAGTATGCCTGATAGAGAAATGACAACGAAAGAAGTTAGACACGGCAATGCACCTGCTAGAAATTTTGTATATGATATGAAATCAGCACCTATATCAGCAACATTTTATGCTGATAAGTTTATGAGAGAAAGATCATACTTTGAATTATGGCAAAAGGCTGCTATGTCAACATCATCAACATTTAACACAAACTATTATGACAACTATGTTTCTAACTTAAACATATTTCAATTAGGTCAATTTGCTAGCAGACAAGAACGGGATGATATTACTTATGGTGTACAATTGATAGATGTATTTCCTACTAAAATAGGTGCAATAGAATATTCCCACGATGCTAATAATGTTCAAACAATAAATGTAGATTTTTCATTTAGATACTGGATTAATTACTTTATAGACCAACAAGGTAATATAGAATTAGGTAGTCCTGTTGGCAGGGTACCTGAAATTAAGAACAATAGAGGAATTTTTGGTAGTTTAATAAATAAATTACCACCTGAATTGAGAAGGGCAGGTAGAGATGTACTTAACGATTTAAGAAGACGAGTACCTCTAGGTAAAATAACTGGCGGAAGAGCATTCCCACCATTTAAAATACCACCACTAAATATTTAAATATAATAAGGAGTTATAATGGCGTTACCAATAGTTGAAACACCGAGATATGAGTTGACTTTACCATCAACAGATGTAAAAGTACAATACAGACCTTTTCTAGTAAAAGAGGAAAAAGTTTTATATATGGCACTTGAATCAGGTGATGAAAACCAAATGCAAACAGCAACAAAAGAAATTTTAAGTGCTGTAACATTTAATAAGTTGAAAGTAGAAACATTACCTACTTTTGATGTAGAATATATTTTCCTACAAGTAAGGGCAAAGTCAGTAGGAGAAGTTGCTAAATTTAAAATTATTTGTCCAGATGATAACAAAACCTATGGCGACATAGAAGTTGATATATCAAAAGTTGAGGTGCAAGTAGATGACGCACACACAAATGATGTAGTATTAGATGAAAAAAGAAAATTAGGTGTTGTGATGAAATATCCTAATATGAAAGTGTTATACGATACACAAGGTATCAAGGCACTTAAATATGAAGATGTTATAAAATTAATTATAGGTTGCGTTGATTACATTTACGAAGGTGAAAAGAATTACCCTACAAGTGAATCAACACAAGAAGAACTAAAAGAGTTTTTTGAAAACTTAGCACAAGAACAATTTGCTAAAATAAGAAAATTCTTTGAAACTATGCCTAAATTAAGACACGAATGTAAAGTGAAGAACCCGAAGACAGGAGTTGAAAGTAAAATCACCTTCAGCGGGTTACAAGATTTTTTCGGATTGGCCTCTCCCACAACAGCCTAGAGGCGTATTTTGAAATAAATTTTGCACTTATGCAACATCATAAGTATTCGCTAACGGAGATTGAGGCAATGTTACCGTGGGAAAGAGATGTGTATGTATCATTATTGATACGATATATAAAAGAAGAAAACGAGAGAAAAAGACAAGAACAAAGTAAAAATAAAGGATAATTTATGTGGAACATTAATAAACTTTTAAGTGGTGGTTGGAACGGTTTTAAATATGCTGTTAAACAACTTTGGCACTTTATAGAAATAGAAATACCAGAATTGCTTTCTAATTGGAGAGCAGTACCGAGATTAATGATGGTTGCCTATGGTTGGGCATTTATGGAAGTCATTACTTGGTTTATGGCATTAGAGAATCCGAACAACGCACAAGCAGGTCTTGTATCAGTAGTTGTTGGGGCAGGCGCTGGGTGGTTTGCAATATATGTAAACGGCAAAGCAACAAAGATTAAAAATAAGGACTAATAACAAATGGCATTACCGAAAATAGATAAACTATCAAGTGAATTTACCGTATCAGAAAATAATTCAGACGCAGTAAAGATAGAGGTAGAGAAATTAGGAATAGCAATACAAGATTCTACTACTCTAGGTATGAAGGCTGCTCAACAAGCTGTTGTCGGTAATGTTCCTCAAATGATAAAAGAACTAACTGAAGATATAAAATCAGGTTCTATTGATAATTTTTCTATAGCAATGAACAAATTAATTAAACTAGTTAATGATCTAGGAATTAATTTAAGAGATTACAATGAAGATTTAGCAGAAGTAGTTGATAAATTTACTAACAAACAAATGAAGTTAGAAGACAAACTATCTCAATGGAGAGAAATGGGTTTGAAAGCAGAGATAAAAAATGGTGAAGTAAGATTATTAACTCAACGAGATGTATTCAAAGCACAAAAAGAAAAGATTAAAAATGAAAAACTAATTGAAACTAAAATTGCTGCTAGAGATAAATTACAGGCAAATTTAGACAATAAAGTTTGGGAAAATAGTAAGTCAAGGACAGAAGCACAAAAGAAAGTCGTTGAAAATGAAGAAAAAATTGCTCAATTAAGACTAGACAACGAAGAAATAGATAAGAAAACAGGTGCTGATAAAACAGCAGACACAGGTAGAGATACAGGAATGAGTAAATTTACTGAATTGAAAGAAGCATTTATGGTTATACCTGATACTATTGGAGACGCAATGGCAGCCTTTGGTCAAGCTGGTAAGGGTATGTTTACTGGTCTGGCAGGATTATTTAAAAAAGGTGGTTTAGCAAAAGCATTTAAAGGTCTTGTAAACTTTTTCAAAACTGCTAGAATAATGATTATGGGTGTATTTCTTTTAGTAGTAGCAGCAATTCAATTTGTTGCTGAAAGAATTGATGCTATAGCAGCATTTTTTAAGAAAATATGGGATAAGATTGCTGGTTTCTTTAAATCAATAGGTGATTGGTTTGCAAACTCTTGGTTAGGTAAAAAACTTGGATTAGGTGATGGCCAAGATACCGAGGTTCCAGTTGAACCTAAAAAAGCAAAATCGTGGGATCAATTAGACGAAGGCACTTATGCTGTAGGCGAAGAAGGTGCAGAAATAAAAGACGCTAACGAAAATCTTTCAGTAGAAGATATTTTAAAACAAAGTAATACAGGTGACGCTTCAGTTGCTGAAGGTGTGGCACTAGACAATAGAGCAAGAGCAGAAGGTAATGCCCATAGAGGAAGAAATTATACAGGATCTATGGCTACTTACAGACAAGATGATTATGCTGATAGAGTAAGTATAGATGATATTATTGGTGGTAAAGAAGTTACAGGTAACCAATTAAAAGACGGTTCAACATCTTCAATGCTTAAATCTTTAGAATCAGAAAGTGCTAAATCATCTAACAATGTTGTCAACATACAAAATAATTCTAATGTAAATAGCAATTCATCAAATGCTTCTAATGTGTCTGGATTTATAGACCACGAACCTGATACATCATTTAAATATGTAAGACGAAGTAATGGCGATGAATATATTTAATATTTGTAACCTAAATCTTTTTCAGTAATTATTTTAAACACAGCACCATTATCTTCAGCATATTTGGTTGCCGCTGACCATTTTGCTTTATTCTTAATAAACTCAAAACTCTCACGCATATATGATTTAGTTTTCTTTTTAGGTGGTTTAGGTCTACCTAGTTGCCGAGAAGGTTTAATCTCAATCAACATCTTTTTGTTCTTATCTGTTTTGATTATGAAGTCTGGAAAGTATCTATGATATTTCTTATCAATAGGATTGTAATATCTTATAGGTAATTCTTCACTTGCCCAATTAGTTATACCAGGATTATTATCACAATAGACCATAAACTTACGCTCTAAAAGTGAACGATATACTATGTTATTCGGGTTGCCAACATATTTTTTAGGATTGGTTGGTTTATATATTCCTTTAAAAGACTTACTCATATCATATAAATAGTTAATAACAATATTTAGTAAGGATATAATAAATGGCTTGGACAAACAAAGTAGCAAATGTAATCAAAGGTAAAGTAGGCAATATGATTGCTGGAGCAATAGGTAATAAGATAATGTCATCTTTTGCTAGTCAAGGACAGACTTCTAAAATTGCTGCTAAACTATTAAGTAAATCTCCATTAGAGATAGGTAATGATAGTCCTACAGCACACATAAAACAAAATCCTTATTCTTATGGAACGGTTTACTACCCACAAGAAACAAGTAATATGGGTGATGGCCACTATGTAATATTTGATGTTCTTATGCACAATGAATCAGCATATAAACAAAATACTTTCAATAATGGATTATTAACAGACAATTCTAAAAACTATGTTGCTGGTGAAACAAATTGGTACGCTGGTAAAGTAGCAGGTACCTGGAACCGAAGTATTAAAAATATAAAATCCAGAGGCATAGAACAAACAAATAGAGTTAGAGGTGTTAACTCTGGTATGTTTTCCAAATTAGGATCAAATCACACATACATTTCAGATAGTATCATAATGTATATGCCACCTGAAGGAATGAAATTTAATTATGCGGCTGATTATGAGGCATTAGAAACAGGTCTTGCAGGAGATATAGGAATGGGTATTGGTGGTGTAATTAATGACGCAGGATTTAAAGATAAGTTAAAGGCAGCAGCAAAAGGTTCTACCGCTGTAATACAAGAATTAACTAAAGAGGCGGCATTTGGTGTTGTTGGATTAATACCAGGTATGGAGAACGCAAGAGCAGCATATGATAAGTTTAAAGGTCAAGCAAAGAATCCTAATTTAGAATCAGTATTTAAAGCAGTACCATTTAGAGAATTTAATTTCCCATTTACTTTTGCACCAAAGAATGAGAAAGAAAAAGACGCAGTACACAAGATATTACAATTGTTTAGATTTCATATGTTACCTGAACAACAAAGTGGTGCTAATGGTTATTTCAATGTACCATCAGAATTTCAAATAACATATATGTATAGAGATAATGAAAACTCATACTTACCTAGAATTAGTCGTTGTGTATTAAAATCTTGTGCCGTAGATTATGCACCTGAAGGTGTTGTATCAACATTAACACCAGACGAAAGAGGTGCTCCACCTACATTAATAACTATGAACTTGACATTTGGTGAAACAGAAATAATGACTAAAGCCACGGTAGCGAAAGGATATTAATGTACTTTGAAAGATTTCCTAAAGGTCAATATATCATACCAGGCACAAAAGAATATAAACTGGCTAGTGACCTATGGAGAAGAATTAAGATAAGAGATAAGATTAAGAATGAGGCAAGTCTTTATTCAGAATACTTTGTAGCGAATGGTGAAAGACCTGAACTTATTGCAGAAAGACATTTTGGTAGTCCTGAACTACATTGGATTATTTTAATTACAAATAATGTAACAGATGGTTTACACGGTTGGCCGTTAACATTTCAAGCGTTTGAAGAATTTGTAAATGACAAATATGATTTACCTGACGCAATACACCATTACGAAAAGGTGCAGTCTAGTGGACCACAAACATCAATAGATTATTCACACTTGATTCAATGTAATAGTACAGATGTTGGTGCTCAAGCAGTTTCAAATAGAGAATATGAACAAAGAGAACAAGATAAGATTAGTAGAATAAAATTAATATCGCCATCTTTCTTGCCAGCAATAATTGAAGAATTTGAAAGATTGATGAATGAATAATTATGTACTCACAAATAGATACAAATAAACTTACAAGAGCAGGTAGATTTCTACTAGATGATATTACCCTTGTGTCATATCAATCAGCAGATGGTTCAAATAAGAACGCCAAATCAATTTCAATTAAAACACAAGTTTTAGAAATAGACATATACGAATCTTTGGAGGGTGCAGGTCTATCAGGTAGTGTTGTGGTCGCAGATGGTCAATCTGTTGTATCGCACTTACCATTGACAGGCTATGAACGCATAGAATTTAAGTTATATACGCCAGGCACGAGTAGAGGTTACGATTTCACTAGTATTACAGGTCACCCTATGTTTATCTATAAAATCAGTAATAGAACTCCTTTGACACCTAGATCACAAATATATGTACTTCATTTTTGCAGTAGAGAAATGATTGATAATGAAATGACAAGAGTCAATAGATCACTAACAGGTGCAGTAGATCAAATGGTCGTGGATATAGTAAGAGGTGATTTAGATAGTAAGAAGAATTTAATTGTAGAAGAAACAAGAGGTTTACATAAATTTGCTATGCCAAGAATTAAACCTTTGAATGCTATAGCAAGGTTATCAACATTATCAGAACCACTAAAATACAATTCAAGTGGTATGTTATTTTACGAAGACAGCAACGGTTTCAGATTTAGAAGTATAGAGAATATGTTGGCAATAGGTGGTGTTGCAAGACCAGTATCAGCAAAGTTTCAACAGAAACCTAGAAATGTAAAAGAAGGAACAGGTGAAACAGATGTTATAAAAGAAATGCAGACCGTTGATGGTTATACTATTAAGGACCAATATGACACATTAAAGAATTTATCTAATGGTGTATATGCCAGTAGAACTATTACCCACGATATGTTTAATAAAACTTATTCAGAAATAGACTTTGATTACAATACATACTTTCCTACTATATTTCATACTGAACACGATGGAGCAGGTGCTAAGATAGATAACAAATCGCAGTTGCCATTATTTAACTTTAAAGAAAATAAAATGATTTCAGATAAACCTGAAGGACGATTAAACTTTATATCTACAACAGAAAAGATCCAAAACGATTATGAAGGACCAGATGGAGAACGAATATTTCCTGCTAGTATGGCACAGAAACTATCATTTAGAAGTCAGAGCATAGCATTAGATTGTAAAGGTTTCACAGGTATATCAGTTGGGGATTTATGCAGTTTTGAAGTACCTAGTTATGAACCAGTTAAAAAGAATGACCCAATGGACATAGACCCATATATGAGTGGCCGTTATCTAATAAGAAAGATACACCACAATATTAATACGGCCAAAGATATGCACACAATGAATTTAGAGTGTGTGAAGGACGCCGTAAGAGTGGCATATCCAGAGGAGAATATAGATACATTTACGAGTAGAGAAAACCTAGATAGTATTACATACCTACAATACCAACTAGACGAAGCATTAATTAACGAAGGTAATAAAGAAACGACAAATGAGATAATGGCTTAGAGCTGCTGAGAGTCGAAATTTTTTTGACTAGAGGCTGGCCTACTGCCAAACAATGAGAATAACAATTAACTGAGCAAAGAGAATGAGAATGAACATAAGAACGCAGATTAAGAACAATAAGAATAGATGTAAAGACCAATTTAAGAGATTTATAGACAACTCTCTGGAGAAGTATGACAATATATACTATCAGAACAAATACAGCATATTCTTTAAGGGCCAGTCAAACATACTAACAGAACTCAAAGATAAAGTCAGTCTAGCGACTGCCTGGCTCGGCAGTAAGTTAAATAATGTAGATATATCAAAGGCCTCTTTTGGTTTCAATGATTGTTATATACATAATACAGAAATACAAGAGGATTTAAAGACCGTGCGTAGGTCAGAAAGAAATAGTATTAAATGAACAATAGCCTTGTCATTAAAAACAAACATATATCGGTAGGTATTAAATGGCCTTTCTAGGAATTTCGGAGTTTAAACATTTTGTCGGCGTAGTAGAGGATCGTTTTGATCCGCAGAAGCTGGGCCGTCTTCGTGTTCGTTGTTTAGGCATCCACACAAGCGATAAGAATAAGATAGCAACCGCAGACTTGCCTTGGGCGTCTGTTGTATTGCCGACTACATCAGCAGGCATATCAGGTCTTGGCCAGTCGCCGTCTTTCATTGTTGAAGGTGCGTGGGTATGGGGATATTTTAGAGATGGCAGTGGCCTTATGCAAGAGATGGTTATTGTCGGAACTTTGCCAGGCAAGCCAGCCGAATTAGGTAATACGGAAAAAGGCTTCTATGATCCAAATTATAGATTAGATAAAGACGGCGAGCCGACAACTATTTCAGTTTATCCTAAAGAGATGGCTGAACCAGATACAAATAGATTGGCCGTTCACAATACGGAAAAAGAACACGGCAGCCTAACCGCTAGAAAGGCG